TTCCTTGGAAAATAAACTTCGTGACTTGATTAATCATGATGGATATGAAAACGTTTATGTTGAGATTCCTCAAGTCAATCTTGAGACTGTGATTGGTAAAAACGCAGATGTTCATAAGGATATTGATTCTGCTTTTAATCATCAGCAAGAAAAAAATAATCAACTTTGCGATGAAAGAGGTTGGGATCGTGTAGATCTTTTTAAATATGCAGATGAGGATTATAAAAAGTTTAAACTATCTGCTCAGAAGGAAGTCAACTATCTGGTGAAGGAGTTTGAGTGTCGTAAGGCAGCAGATTCTTATGCTCGTGCTACTACTGCTCGCACAGGTGTTCTTAATACATCTCGTCTTCATTCTTACAAATATGCGGAAGATTTGTTCAAGAAAGTATCTGTGATTCCTGATGGTAAAAATCACGGGCTTGTCTTTATTCTTGATTGGTCTGGATCTATGTCTCACGTTCTTCAAGATACTTGCAAACAACTTTTTAATCTTGTTTGGTTTTGTAAAAAAGTTGCGATTCCCTTTGAAGTTTATGCTTTTACAAATGAATGGCGTCGTGGTGAATATGATTACGAAACTCAAACTTATAGTCCAGCTGATCGAACTTCTCATTATGAAGCAAAGGAAGGATTGATTCAAGTTGAAGAATCATTTGCTTTGATGAATCTTCTTACCAGTAAAGTTTCTGGTAAAGAGTTGGAGCATCAAATGCTTAATGTTTGGCGTCTTGCCGTTTGTTTCGGAGATTCTTATCGTGCTCAATACACATATTCAAATCGTTTGGCTCTTTCTGGAACTCCTTTGAATGAAGCATTAATGAGTCTTCATCAAATTCTTCCTAAGTTTCAAAAAGAAAATAAACTTCAAAAAGTTCAGTGCATCGTGTTGACTGATGGTGAGGCAAATTATCCTCCCTATCACGTAGAAATCAAACGTGGATATGATTCTGATTCTTACATTGGCACTCGTGGTATTAATCCAGATAAAACTTTTCTTAGGGATCGTAAACTTGGAATCACCTATAAGTTTGATTATGGATATCATCAATTTACTGAGGTTCTCCTTCGTAACTTGAAAGATAAGTTTCCATCTGTAAACTTTATTGGAATTCGTGTTATTGAGGGACGTAACGCAAATCGTTTCATTAGTCTTTATCATAATCAAGGTGATAAACAATATGAAGTGATTCAAAATGATTGGAAAAAACTAAAAAGTTTCACTATCACTAACTCTGGTTATGATGCTTATTTTGGACTCTCTTCTTCTGCACTTTCTCAAGATGCAGAGTTTGATGTTGCTGATGATGCTACTAAATCACAAATCAAATCTGCTTTTGTTAAATCTCTAAAAACTAAAAAATTGAATAAAAAAGTTCTTGGGGAGTTTATTTCTCTTGTTGTCTAAATACCTAAAAAGTATCTGCTCATATGAAAACCTTTAAGGAATTTGTGGTAGAGTGCCATTCTATTCAAGAAACCTCTCTTACTCGTGTGATGAGAAAATCTCAAAAAGGTGGAATGGCAATTATGTCTGCTCAAAGAGGAGATAAATCTAAAGCAGAAAATAAAGCACGTTCAAGGCAACTTGAAAAAGATGTAAGAGGTGCTGGACTTCCTGGGCCTACTAAAGTTGCTGGTAGATATACCGAAAATCCAGGAACTCCTCAGGAGAAAAAAGTAGGAGAGAAATCTCACATTATCACTCCTGGAAAAAAAGGTAAAAGAAAGTTTAAAAAGGCAATTGAAAAACTTGGTAAAAAGTATAATCAGGATTCTGTTCTGATTCAACGTAAACCCAGTGGAAGTTCTACTCTCAAAGGGACTTCTAAAACATCTTGGCCTGGACAGGGAAAGAATGTTAAAATAGGTAGTATGAAACCAGGTAGAACTGGTGAGTTTGATACCAAAGTTAAAAACAAAACATTTACAGTCGAACCTTAAAATGAAATCCAAATTCCCACTCGAACACGTAGTTAAGTATGATACCAAAGAAGTTTGGGTAAAATGTGATAGTGTTATTACTGCAATGGGTATTTCTGCTATGGTAGAAAAATATTATCCTGGATATAAAGGACATATTGGCAGCACTGAGTATCTTGAGAAACTCGGGAACCAATTGGCAAACTGACCACGGGGGGTCTTGGTGACCCCTTTTTTGTTTTATAATGACTTCAGTTGAAACAAACAACCTGATTATGCCTCGCACTCAAATGACCGACGATCAAATCCTTAACGATCTTAAAAACACCTTTGGTACTGAGTTTATTGCTGCCGATGTTCGTGGGTATTGTGCTTCTAAAAATGTTTCGTATCAAACTGTAACGAAGCGTCTTGAACCATTTAAAGTTGGTCGTGGAAAGTGGAATCTTGAAGTTACTCAACAAAAAGTTGAAGAAATCGAACGTACTTTTCAAGCTCCTGCTGTGATTCCTCCTGTAGAACAAACACTCATTCCTGAAAAAGATGATACCTTTGTCAAGTTTGGTAACTTTAATGATATTAAAAAAATTATTCAGTCCCGTCTTTTTTATCCAACGTTTATTACGGGTCTTTCGGGTAATGGTAAAACGTTCAGTGTTGAGCAAGCGTGCGCTCAACTTGGTCGTGAACTGATTCGTGTTAACATTACGATTGAGACTGATGAGGATGACCTGATTGGCGGTTTTCGTCTGGTAAATGGTGAAACTGCCTGGCATAATGGTCCAGTGATTGAAGCACTGGAACGTGGTGCAATTCTCCTTTTGGATGAGATTGACCTTGCTTCTAATAAAATCTTGTGTCTTCAGTCTGTCCTTGAAGGTAAAGGTGTCTTCCTGAAAAAGATTGGTCGTTTCGTGAAACCTGCCGCTGGATTCAACGTGGTTGCCACTGCAAACACCAAAGGTAAGGGTTCGGACGACGGTCGATTTATCGGCACCAATGTGCTCAACGAAGCATTCCTTGAAAGGTTTCCTGTAACCTTTGAACAATCCTATCCTGCTCCTGCGACTGAACAGAAGATCCTTGAGGGTGTCGCCTTGGATCTTGATGTGGAAGACCGTGATTTCTGCAAGCGTTTGGTTGACTGGGCAGATATTATCCGCAAGACCTTCTACGATGGTGGTATTGAGGAAATCATCAGTACCCGTCGTCTGGTTCACATCATCCGTGCTTACAGTATCTTCCAAGATAAGGCAAAGGCAATTCAAGTGTGTGTGAATCGATTTGACGATGAAACCAAGCAGGCTTTTCTTGAACTCTATGACAAAGTAGATGCAGATTTTCAAATGCCAACTGATTCTGCAGAAGCAAAAGTTGCAGAAGCATTTGCATCTGACGAAGTATTCTGATATAATATACTGAGGTAAACGTGCCTCCTCTTTTTGTTTTTTACTATGAAATCTATGTCCGAAAATTTTGAAAGCACTTATGAAAGTACAATTCCCAATCAAGACTTTTGGGAAAATGATGGTATTAGTTTGACTGGAAATCCTTATTATTCGTCAGACAGTATTGTTTTTACGGGTTCTCATCTTCTTGGCGGTCTTGGAGAAGATCATATTTCATTTAATACTTCTCCTGCCCTTAGTGTTAAGGTATCAGATAACAACTTTTGGAAATTTGGTGAAAATAAAACACTAAAGGCAGTCGAAGATTACATCAAGAGCACTTATAATTCTCACTATGCATCGGAGAATTCAAAAGTTCAAGTTCTTGATATTATTGATGCAATTGGTGATGGTGTTCCCTTTTGCCGAGATAATCTCATCAAATATTCTTCTCGTTTTGGTAAAAAAGACGGAATGTCTAAACTTGATGCATTAAAGATTATTCATTACGGAATTCTTCTTTATAACTTTGCTGGATTTAATAATGAAACTGCGAAATCAAACTATGAAACTTTCTGATAAGACTCTCTCTGTTCTAAAAAACTTCTCTTCAATTAATCAATCCATTCTTTTTAAACAGGGAAATAAACTTCGCACTATCAGTGTGATGAAGAATATTCTTGCAGAAGCAACAATTACAGAGGAGTTTTCTAAAGACTTTGGTATCTATGATTTGAACCAATTTCTTAACGGATTGAATCTACACAAAACACCAGAACTGGATTTTGGTAATGATGGATATGTAGTCATCAAAGAAGGAAAGTCCCGTTCTAAGTATTTCTTTGCTGATCCCAATGTAATCATTACCCCTCCAGATAAAGCAATTAATCTTCCTAGTGAAGATGTTTGTTTTGAGTTAAGCACTGAGCAACTTGACAAACTTTTGAAAGCTGCTGCAGTCTATCAACTTCCAGATATTTCTGCTGTTGGTGAAGCAGGTGTTGTGAAACTGGTTGTTCGTGACAAAAAGAATGACACTTCAAATGATTTTTCAATTGTTGTTGGTGAAACAAATTCTGAGTTTGTTTTCAACTTCAAAGTAGAGAATATTAAGATTCTTCCTGGAACTTATGAAGTAGTTGTGTCACAAAAACTTTTATCACGATTTACTTCTAAGAACCACGATCTCTGCTATTATATTGCTCTGGAACCTGATTCTACATTTGGATGAATATTTTTGTTACAAACCAATTTCCTGCTGAAAGTGCTATTTGTCTTCCTGACAAACACATAGTTAAAATGCCACTTGAGTGTTGCCAGATGTTATCCATCGTAGCATCTAAGTGGTATCACAATTATGGTCCAGTTCATAAAGCAG